TGATCAATCAGATTTATTACAAGTTGATAATCCAGAATATGTTGCTCGACGTGCTGCCGCATTACAAAAACCAGGAGCAGTTGTAGGACATACTACAATGAGCGAAAATAATGAATTAGCATCGTGGCTGAAAATTGCAGGAATTAAATAATTATGAAAAAAATTACAGAAGCTGAATTATCTAACTGTGTTAATTCATTGAGAGAAAAATTAATTTTAGAAAGTAACGGTGAAGTTGTTGAAGCTTGGTATGACCCAAGTTCGTGGGGTAAACCTGATTATCAAGCAACTACTGCTCAGAAAGGTAAAAAGAGTCAACGTAATTATGCATTAGCATTACAACAAATTAAAGACTTGTATAATAAGGCAGAAGTATCGTATCCTCCAAAAGATGATATTGTACGCCAACGGTACGGATTGCCTCCAGCACTACCAGCATTTGATCAGTGGGACGGTACGATGCCCAACGCTGGACAAGCTGATTACTTAACTAGAAATTTGTTTGGTCGTGGAGCAAGTGCAGACGCACAAACACAAAATGCTGATAATCAATCTGCTGCCCAGAAAAAAATTGCAACTGATGCCGCAGTGGATGCAAAAGTTGAAGAATTGAAAAAAGCTGTAACTAGCTTGCTAGCATTGATCGGAACTAGGGATGCCAAAACTGGAGGTGCTGTTACTACCGCCGCACAACCAATGGAAGCAACTATGAGGCGGTTGCGTAATTTAATTGCGGAAGCTGATGTTGCAGTTGATAATCGAAACGAAATGGACAAGGCAAGCGATGCCGCTGCCGTACCCACTGATAAGGCAGGATTGATTAAACAATGTCAATTGCTAATGTCTGAGATTGAAAAATTAGAAGGTGCTGAGCACGATCCGGAAACAGTTGAAGCACTAAAAAATGCTCAGGCTGCAATTGATCAAGCTGCCAAAGCACCGGATGAAGAAAAGAAATCAGATGATTTTGATGCTAACCAACAACTTTTAAGAGACCGTGAAAAACTTGCACCGGGAACTGTAGGTTCAGAAGTGCATGCCGATGGTATAACGTATGCGGTTGATGCTAACGGCATGTGTACGTTTAAAATAGAAGGCGGCCACTGGGTTCCAGTCACTCCTCCAATAAAAGCTGAAAGTCCTGAGTTTCAAGGCGGTACCGGAGAAGTTAAACCTGCTCCTGCGGCTGGAAAAAGAACTTGTCCAACAACTCCCCAAGAAGTTGCAAAGGCAACACGAGCACTGGCCACTGCAAACGGTATTGCTATTAGCCCAACTGGAATGGCAATAATTACTCCGGGGCAGGAAATTAAATTAGCAGACAATGCAAAATATATAGTCGCTCTCGGTGATACATTATGGGGTATTGCATCGTGTAAATTTAAAGGCACTGAGCCGCCAGTTGGAAATGCACCGGCACCTACTGCTCCAGCACCGCAACTCACTCCCAAAGCACAAACTCCAGCACCAGCGGCACCAGCACCAACTAAGCCTGTTCCACAATTGACGCCAAAAGGTGAATATATTAAAGTGGGTAACCCCACTACACAAGAATCAGTTAAGTATGCAGATGATCAAACTTTGGCAAGAATAGTTTCATTTGGTCGCAAATAATTGGTGAAATTAAACCACATTTAAGCAAGATTTCTCTTGCAAAGATAAATAAAAACGTATACAATAACATGTATGCGTTTTTTGTTTTAGTAGGTTCTAAAACAATACAGGCACATAAAAATAGCAAAAATAGCAAAAATAGCAGAAATGCAAAACATAGGCTTACAACAGGAGAAATACTATGGCTACATTAGCAGAAATCAGAGCAAAACTTAAGGCAGCAGAATCGAAAGGTTCAGACGGTAACAGAACAGGTGGAGACAATTCCATTTATCCATTCTGGAATCTCAAAGAAGGCGACGAAGCATCACTCCGCTTCCTACCAGACGGTAACGCCAATAACACTTTTTTCTGGGTTGAACGTGCAATGATCAAATTGCCATTCGCTGGAATCAAAGGTGAATCAGAAAGCAAACAAATCACAGTACAAGTTCCATGCGTGGAAATGTATGGCGAAGGCAATACATGCCCAATATTGAGCGAAGTACGTGCATGGTTCAAAGACCCAGCATTGGAAGACATGGGTCGTAAATACTGGAAGAAACGCAGTTACATTTTCCAAGGATTTGTTGTGGAAGACGGACTTCAGGAAAAAGAAACTCCAGCAAATCCAATCCGTAGATTTATCATTGGTCCTCAGATCTTTACAAGTATCCGTGCGGCATTGGTTGATCCAGAGTTGGAAGACTTGCCAACAGATTACGTACACGGTATCGACTATCGTATGAAGAAAGGTAGCAAAGGCGGTTACGCTGACTACTCTACTAGTACTTGGAGTCGTCGTGAGCGTCCACTGAACGATGCTGAACAGGCAGCAATTAAGACACATGGTTTGTTTAACCTGAACGACTTCTTGCCTAAAAAGCCAACTGATGTTGAGCTCAAGGTTATGAAGGAAATGTTTGAAGCATCAGTTAATGGCGAGCCATATGACATGGATCGTTGGGGTCAATATTTCAAACCAGCTGGCATGAGCCAGAACACTGGTGATCCGCAAAAGACATCTACTCCTAGAGCGGCTCCTGCTCCAGCAGTAAGTCATGACGAAGATGACACACCTGCTCCGGTAGCAAAAGCTACTCCTGCACCAGCACCAGCGGCTGAAGCAAGTGGTGGCGATAATCGTGCCCAAGACATCTTGGCAATGATTCGTAATCGTCAAAAAGCATAAAGTAAACACGGCATGGGCCTCTGCAACTTAGTTGTACGCCCGTGTTATCACGCCTATTAGGAGAATAAAATGGCATCATTATCAAAATTAGTAAAAGTAAATGAAAACATTAGCATCAATCGTTATGATAATGGTTGGATGGTAGAGATTGGTGGACGCAATAAAAAAGAAGATTGGTCAAATACTAAAACTCTTTGTAACACCGAAGAAGAAGTTCTCGCTCTAATTAAAGAGTGGAACACATTACCTCTGGATCAATAATTATGGCTACCAAAGCGTTTGATTTATCAAAATTTAGAAAAACTCTAACTAAGAGTATCGACGGTTTAGGCATTGGGTTTAACGACCCAACAGATTGGGTTAGTACAGGTAATTTTGCACTTAACTATCTAATCTCGGGTGACTGGAACAAGGGTATTCCGTTAGGTAAAGTCACTGTGTTTGCCGGCGAATCAGGTGCTGGCAAGAGTTATATTTGTTCTGGAAACATCATTAAGAATGCACAAGAACAAGGTATTTACTGCATTCTAATTGACACAGAAAACGCACTTGACGAACAGTGGTTGAAAGACCTTGGTGTTGATACTAGCGACGATAAGTTGTTAAAACTTAACATGGCTATGATTGATGACGTGGCAAAAACAATCCATGAATTCATGAGTGAGTACAAGGTAATGGAGAATCGTCCTAAAGTCATGTTTGTGATAGACTCATTGGGTATGTTGCTTACTCCTACTGACATCAACCAGTTCCAAGCTGGTGACATGAAGGGAGACATGGGCCGTAAACCTAAAGCACTTACATCGTTAGTTCGTAACTGTGTAAACATGTTTGGTAATCACAATGTGGGAATGGTATGTACTAACCATACATATGCAAGTCAAGACATGTTCGATCCAGATGACAAGATCTCGGGTGGCCAAGGTTTTGTTTACGCAAGTTCTATCGTGGTTGCAATGAAGAAGCTCAAGTTGAAAGAAGACGAAGACGGTAACAAGGTAGCAGAAGTAAACGGTATTCGTGCCAGCTGTAAAATTATGAAAACACGTTACAGCAAACCGTTTGAAACACTTCAGATTAAGATTCCATATTCAACTGGTATGAATCCTTATTCAGGACTTGTTGATATGTTTGAAAAACAAGGACTGTTAAAACAGTCCGGTAACAGACTTGCATGGATTGATCCGGAGACAGGTGAAGAGTTCAAATTCTACCGAAAAGAATGGAAAGATGATAAATTAGATATGATAATGGCAAAATTCCATATCAAATCTGAAACAACAACTACAACCATTCCTGAGGAGACGGACGAAAATGTTGAATGAAACACAAATTGGTGATATCTGGTTAAACTTTGTCGAGTATCTCGATAAGAAGCAATTAGAAACAGTAGCAGAACGCTATATTGATCTACTTGCAGATTTTGGAGTACCTGACAAAGCATTGCAGGCAGCTACAGGTGTTGATGAAACACTTGATCAAGCTATTGGATATTATCTTAACGATGATTTCGACGGCGAAGAAGACGACGTACAAGAATTGGACTTTTAATGGGTTGGTATACTAAGATAGCCAAGGATATTTCTAACATCCCGGATGCTGTTGATCATTTTGAATCTGAATTGCAAGAAGCCAAGAGAGAAGTAAAAATCTTTGGCAACTTGGAAAAGTCAGCGGCTGATCTTCCGGGTGTAGTTGAACAACGTTTCGGACAATTACAAGAAATTGAAGCTATCTTGGAATACTTAAACATTGAATTGCGAAGATTAAAAAGTAGTCATTTTAGAAAATACCTTGAAACATATCAACGTGCTCTCAGTAGCCGTGATTGTGAAAAGTTTGTGGAAGGTGAAGCAGACGTAGTTGATTTTGAAAAGATTATCAACGAGTTTGCTCTGCTTCGCAACAAATGGTTGGGTATTACCAAGGGACTTGACCAGAAACAATGGCAAATCACTAACATTGTAAAATTGCGTATTGCAGGCATGGAAGACGCAAGTATATAATCAATTCCACCAAAAGGTGACCTGTAGGCCTTAAATATTTATGGCCTATTTTTTTGTCTAAAAGGTTTGACATTAGACAATACTATGCTATACTACACATATGATAACAGTTGATCACTTATTGCTTAAAATTGTAAATTTTACTGGTCCCACTATTGAAGAAATAATGCCCAGTAGAGACTCGCGAGTGTTACGTAGTTTAGCAACAGCAGTTGGTACACATTATTTTATTACCGAAAGTCAATCAAAACTGTTATTGAAGATTTTGAAGGAACATAGGGAAAAAATAGCCGAAAATTGCCAAGAACTTGTTCATGCGTTAGAGTTGCCAACTTGGTCTAAAAACTTTAGAAAAGTCGAACAGGTAAAAAAATTCTTTATTGGAAAAAACTCGGCCGATGATTTAACACTTTTTGTAGAATTCACATTTTCCGCTAATTTTCGCAAAATTATACAAAATAGTGCAAAACACATTGAGGCCTTGGTCATAGTTTCCCCTGGTAAAAGTTATCAAGCCGACCTAACAGAAAAGAATGTTGTGTCACTATGCGATTTGTTATTTCCGCTGGATTTCGAAGTTGATGAGTTGATAAAAAAGTACTACGAAACCATAAAATCCTGGGAAAAATCAACATTTCAAGACCAGTTTTTAATCGGCAATATGCCCGGCAACAACTTTCAAAAGACCATTACAGAAGACCTTGGACTCAGCACAACCATTGACAAAAATGTTATAAATGACAGAAGTGTCAGGTACCAATATTTCACAGAAAAACCGGAAAAAACCGGAAATTCCCTGGTTGAGTACATTGCCAATAGACCACAGCCTCGCTTGTGGATTGATAGTACAATACACTCAGTGGATGATGTGATAACGTCTTTAATTGCACTTAAAAGATTTCCACTGCTGGTTGTGTTCCCCAATTGGCTACCACAAAAACTCCAGGAAAATATGGTAATTTTGACGGATTCTTTAACAAAAAATAACATCGCAGATAGTGTTGGAATTTATTTTAGAATGAATAATGATCCGCAAGGAAAAATATTCAATCAACTTATTGCTGAGAAAAAGTATAATAGTCAACTGGACAGTACTACACAAGTGGTTGGTATACAAACTGGAAAATTACCCAAATTTCTGATAAAAAATGACTGGACTCCTATGAGTGTAATTTCCTTCGATGCTAATCTTAGATATAATAAAGCGGCGTTATATACCAATTGTTGCGACCTTGTTATTACATATTCCGAAGCACCTACCGTTCTTGAGATGAAATTAAAATGACAGTAAGATTAGTAATTAAAGACGAAGTTAACATCAAATTAGAGAACTTGCCACTTGATGCTCGCAAGAAGTTAGCCAACACATTTAAGTATGAAAATCCATATGCAAGATATCACCCTGCATACAAACTTGGACGTTGGGATGGGATGGTCAGTTTATTTGGCCTTGGTGGCAATGGTTATCTTAGTCAGCTGGAAACCATTTTAGCTGTATTAACCAAGCTAGGAATTAGTGTTGAAGAAGTAGACGATTTACGTACTACTAGTAAAATTTCTTTTGAACCTGTAACAGAATCTTACTGGGCTGACCAAGGTAAAGTGTGGCCAAAAGGTCACCAACAAGCAGGACAGCCTATTATGTTGCGTGATTATCAAGTTGATGCAATTAATACATTTTTAACCAATACACAAGCACTGCAAGAAATTGCCACCGGGGCTGGCAAAACAATCACAACTGCAACATTGAGTCAACTAGCAGAAAAATATGGTCGAACTATAACTATTGTTCCTAACAAATCATTAGTAGAACAAACAGAAGAAGATTTTATTGCAGTAGGACTTGATGTGGGTGTTTATTACGGAGATCGCAAAGATTTAGGTAAGACACATACTATTTGTACATGGCAAAGTCTTAATATTCTTGATAAAAAAAGCAAAAATCATGAACATGATATTGTAACACTGGCTGAATTTCTTGACGGTGTTAGGACTGTTATTGTCGATGAAGTACACATGGCCAAAGCCGAAGTATTGAAGAATTTACTTACACAAAACTTGTGTAATGCACCAATTCGATGGGGATTGACGGGAACTGTGCCAAAAGAAAAATTTGAATATGAACAAATTTTTGCCAGTCTTGGTCCGGTGGTTGGTGGTATTAAGGCACACGAACTACAAGATATTGGTGTACTCAGTGCCTGCCATGTAAACATAGTGCAAATGGTAGATTTACCAGTTTTTACATCATACCCTGATGAATTAAAATATCTTGTCACTGACGATGATAGGATGATTTATGTCAGTAAACTAATTAAAAAAATATCACTATCAGGCAATACACTAGTACTTGTTAATAGAATTGACTCAGGCAAATTTATTATTAATGAAATCGAAGATGCAGTTTTTGTCTCGGGTGAGGTAAAGACTAAGGATCGTAAAGAAGAGTATGACGAAATTAAAACAAGCACTAACAAGATTATTGTGGCGACTTATGGTGTGGCCGCTGTGGGTATTAATATCCCTAGGATTTTTAATCTGGTTCTTTTGGAATCCGGAAAGAGCTTTACCAGAGTTATACAGAGTATTGGGCGAGGCATTAGAAAAGCAGAAGACAAGGACTTTGTCCAAATCTGGGACATAACCAGTACCTGCAAATATGCCAAGAGGCATCTTACTGAACGTAAGAAATTTTACAAGGACGCCAAATATCCTTTCACATTAGAAAAGATAGATTGGAAATAACATGACAGTAATATATTCTAGAAGCTACCCTAAACAATCTCCGTTTGCTGCCGAGTGGGATTTTTCTATTTTTGAAGATAATATTTCAGCATTAATAGATTTAGACAGCATTGCTAATACTGTATTAAGCAACGAAACTATAGTAATCAATAATCATCCATATACAGATGATTGGGGAACAGGTCTTGGCCCAAACAGCATGACTTCTCGGTCAAATTGTTATAATATACTAGATTGGCCAGAAATGTCTGGATTAAAATCAAACATAAAGAAAATTTACAATAGGTTTTTAACTGAATTACAACTTCCAGTTGAGCAAACAATTTACTTACAATGCTGGGCAAATGTTTTAAGAAAAGGCGAATTTATTAAAATACACAGGCACAGCGATACACCGTATGCATATCTAGGAGGACACGTTTGTATCCAAACTCAAAGGTCTAGCACCTTTTATAAAAGTCCATTTTCGGATGACGACTATCAATCAATAAATGAGCCGGGGAAAATTACATTATTCCCTAGTTGGTTGCCACACTGGACCAGCAAACAAGAATCGGAGACAGAACGAATAACTGTGGCATTTGATATCATTACACCTCATATACTCAATGAGATTGTTGTGGAACATATGATATCACACTGGGTACCACTTTCGGATTAATATGAATATTTTAACATTAGATAACAATACATTTTCACTAAACAATTTACCAGAAGAGGTAGATGAAAATACCAGGTTTGCAGTATTAGATAATAGCGACCCAAACGAGCCAGATTTTTTCTTTATGCCACTAATCTTTTTAGAAAGTTTTAATGCACCTGCAATGGTATTAAGAATTGGCAATGATGAAGTAACGATGCCATTAGATTGGAGTATTGCAGTAGGCGATAGTAGTAGTGCCAGCGATATTGAAATTCTACCGTTAACAAGTTTAAATGACAGAGGGTTCGAAGCATTGGTGTTCAATCCATTAAGTTCGTTTAGGGTAGAGTTTAAAAAGATAGAGATTGTAAATTTTTATAATGATGTTAAGTGGTATTTTCCAAAAATGAAAAACAATCAACTACTAGCAACACCTACTCGCTTTGGAGATAAACCGGATTGTGTTTATTTTGTTAAAGAAATCTCTCGGCAGTGCGAAATTATACAATTAGATAAAATATTATAAAGGATTTATATGTCATTAAAAGTTGCATACTTTGCTCCTATCATTGTAGCGGCTGGCCCTGTTCCTGCCACCGAGTTTGTTAAGATTTTCAACTTGTCGGAATTATTACACACACGCCCAGATTTAAATGACGCAGATAATCCATTATTAAGTATACGCGGCGGCCAGCAAATACAAGTATTTCCAAACGACATAGATGTTGATGTTAGTTGGTTAGTTACGTTATTTGAAGAAATGTGCCAAGGGTATATGGATCTTATTACAACACAGTCTGTGACAGAAGAGCTTAAATTTTGTAAACCTAAAGTTACTAGTATATGGACTATTCGCCAAACGTCCGGCGACTATCAAGAAATGCACAATCATCCATCCGCACATTTAAGCGGTAATGTGTATATTAGTATTCCTGATTTCGACGAAGGTAAAAAAGCATCGGACGGACAAATATTGTTTAGATTGCCGCAGTCCAAAGATATAACTAAATTTATTATGCAGGATACATGGAAGTACAGTCCGGATCCAGGCACTTTTATTTTATTCCCAAGTCATCTACCGCACACTGTTTATCCGTGGAGTGGAACTGGCCATCGTACTGTTATGGCATTTGATGCCGTATTAGTTCCAAAGGATGAATAATGGGCAACCTCAAGCCTAATACAAAATATATATACGAGCGTAATGGGGAAGAAGTGTATGCTCGCGAATTTGGACAGCCACCGTCTGAAAGGACGTTAATTGGCTATCAGTACGAAAATAAAATAGATCCACGTACTGATGATGGTAGACCTTTGATCGAACATATACGAGAAAGTAAGTTGTGGGGCGAAATTCACCGTGAGGCGAAAACCAATCCCACTTTACAAAAAGCCCTGGATCGTGTTATAATGATATACAAACTTAGTAAAGATAAAGTATGAGTGAAAAAGTAGAGCTTAAAGAAAAACTGGCTGCAATAGATCAGAATGTTCGAGAACTATGGGATGCCATGGATGCTGAACAGCAAAAAGCTCTCAAAGGAGAATACTTTATTCTCAATCGTTATGTTAGTAATGTGCAAAGTTCCAAACGTGAAGTACAGGAACATTTTGTACTGACTGTTAACGAATACTTTAACAAAAATTGGAACTTGTTGCAAAAGCATCCCAAGCTGATGTGGCAATTATTATGTATGTGTAGCTACAATGGAGAAACTGTTTTCTTCCATCAATGGCTGGGCAATAAAAAGAAAACAGGCACCGGCGGCAAGAAGTTAAAATTTCTTGCAGAGATTTATCCCAATAAAAAAATGGATGAGTTAGAACTAATGGCCGATCTTGCCACAGATAAAGACATGAAAGAGCTGGCTAGAAAACACGGCTTTGACGAAGCAACTATCGCTAAAAAACTTAAATGATGCTACTGGAAAATATATCTTATACTTGTCAGTATTGCAAGAACAAATTCAGTAAAGAAAAAACTTTGGCTGTGCATATCTGCGAGCAAAAACGCAGAGCATTGGCCAAAACTGAAAAACATGTGGTAATGGGATATGACACTTATAACAGATTTTACAGAAAAACGCAAAACAGTAAGCAGGATAAAACTTATGAGGATTTTGCTAAGAGTCCTTATTATAACGCTTTCGTTAAGTTTGGCAGCTTTGTTAGT